CAACGCGGCGAGCACCCCGCGCCCGGCGATCGTCACCCGTGCGCCGTCGCGCGTCACCCGCGCCCCCGGCAGCGCCACCCGCGCCGCCAGCCGCTCGGCGACGCGCACCGCGCGCCGCGCGCCGGCCCGCGCCGCGATCTCCGCCCAGCGGGTCACGATCGCCGCTCCGTCGCCAGCCGCATCCGGCGATATGGCCGCCACAAAGCGGTGACCGCCGCCGGCGGCTGGGTCGCGCGCCCGCGGTCCTCGTAGAGATGCGCGATCAGCGCGACGACACCCTGCGCCAGCGGCGCGGGGAGCCCCGCCCAGTCCGCGGCGAGCCCGGCGGTGTAGCGCACCGTCACCCGCCCGACGCGCGCGCGCGCGAACCGCACCCAGCCGCGCGCGTCGCCGTCGATATCGATCGCATAATCGGCCGGCGGCAGATCGCCGACCGCGTCGATCGCGCGCACCGGCGCCTCGGCGAGCAGCCGCCACGCCGTCGCGGCGGGGATCGCCTCCTCCACTGCGCGCGCGATGAGGAGAGTGCCGGTGAACGCCTCGCCGATCAGCAACGCGCTCGCGGCGAATTGCGCCATCACCCTCGGCTCGTCGTCGCCGGGGCTGCGCAGGAAATCGCGCGCCGCCGTGACCGCCCCGGCGATCGCCGCGGGCGGGATCGGGGCGGCGCTCATCGCCCGCCCCCTTCGCCAATCTGTGCCATGTCGAGCCCCCCGGTTCGAAAAGTCGAAAAGCGTCGCCCCCTTCTTCTCCCCTCCCTTCACAAAGGAGGGGAGCAAGGAGGGGCGGCTAGTAAAGCGCGAGCATGTCGCCCGCGGTGGTGCCGGTCGCGCGGACATATTGCGCGCGGAACCGCAGCACCGTGCCCGCCGGCACATTCTTCCAGATCTGGTCGCCGGTGTCCGCCGCCCCGCGCATCACGATCGTCCCCCCGGTGCCGACATACAGCGCCTTGGGGATGTCGCTCAGCGCGTTGACGTCATGCGGCACCACCGCGACCGCGCGCCGCGCCGGCGTCCTCAACGTATCGGCGTTATTCGCAAATGGATCGGCCATGTTGCCCGCTCCCTCTCGTCTTTTCCTTAAGATGGCCCGGCCCCCGGCCGTCATGCCGGGCTCGACCCGGCATCCAGAGTCACGAGCCGTGACGGCTGGGGCTCTGGATGCTGACTTTCGTCAGCATGACGCCGGTGGTCAGGGCCGAAATTGCCCTTTCGCACGGATGTTGCCGCCGCTCAGGCCGCGGCGAATTTCATCAGCTTGATCGCGTTGCTGTCGGCCACGCCCCCGCCGATCCGCTTCGTCGCGTAGAAGCTGACGAACGGCTTGTTGCTATAGGGATCGCGCAGGATCGCGGTCTCGCTGCGCTCGGCGACGAGATAGCCGGCGCGGAAATTGCCGAACGCGATCGACAGCGCATTGGCCGCGACATCGGGCATGTCCTCCGCCTCGACCACCGGATAGCCGAGCAAGGTCGCCGGCTGGCCCTGCGCGAGGCTCGGCTGCCACACGAACGCGCCGTCGGCGGTCTTGAACTTGCGGATCCGCGCCAGCGTCGCGGCATTCATCACGAACACCGCGCCCTGGCGATAGGGCGCGCGCAGGCTCTGCACCAGATCGATCAGCCGCTCCTGCGGGTTGGTCGAAAAATCCCCTGCCGCCCCCGAGGGCAGATATTGCAGCGTCCCGAACGCGCGCGTCGCGTCCCCGGTCGCCGCGACCGGCGCCTGGAGAAAGCCCTTCGGCCGGTTCGTCCCGTTCCCGCTGACGAACGCCGCGCCCTCGGCGCGTGCGAATTCGGTCGCGATCTCCTCCGCCAGCCATTGCTCGGCATCGAACATCGCATCGTCGAGCATCGCCTGAGTCGCGGTCGGATTGGCATAGAGCTCGCCCATCGGCGGGGCGATCTCGACGAACGACGGGGTCGCCGTCTCGGGGCGCGGCGCGGTCTCCGACGCCCAGCCGGAGGGAGTGCCCCCGGTGGTGATCAGCTTGCGATATCCCGCCGACCCCACCTTGACGACATTGGCGATCGCCCGGATCGGCGAGATCGACTTCAACGTCGCATCGATCCGCGCGTCGATCTCCCTGGGCATCGCGAAACCGCCGGCATCGCCGGTCACCCCGGTAAACGCCTTCATCTCGAGCGTCGCGCCGCTGCGGACATAATTGTCGAACGCCGCGCTCGCCGCTTTCCCCGCCGCCGCGCCTTCCAGCACCGGCCGCGCCATCACCGTCTCGTCCATACACGCCTCCCCCAGCCGGCCGTCAGCCGGCGAAATATCGGAGCCCGTCTCCGATCGAATTTTTGATCCATCCCGCCCGGCGTCAGACCGTCATGCCGGGCTCGACCGGGCATCCAGAGCCACCAACGCTGCCGCCCGTGGCTCTGGATGCCGGATCAAGTCCGGCGTGACGAAACGGCGTCGGCGGAGCCTGGATCACGCCAATCTAATCACTGGAAATCCACTCCACCCGCGCCGCGGGCTGCGCCGGCTGCGCGACGAGGCTCACCTCGATCAGCTCGGCGGCGACGATTTCGCGCCACGCGCCCTGCCGCGTCGTCACCGGGCGATAGCCGACCGACAGCCCGGCCAGCCCGCGCCCGCGCACCAGCCGCGCCGCCGCCGCATCCTCGATCGTCGCCTCGATCCACACCCCCAGCGCATCCTCGCCGATCGCCGCGATCGTCCCCACCGGGGGCCCGCGATGCTGGGCCAGCAGCGGCACCGGGCGGAGTGCGCCGAACAAACCGCGCCGCATCACGTCGCCCGTCCGGTCGACGCGGTCATAGACCGCGGCATGCCCGCGGATCCGCGTCACTTCACCCATTGGCCGAACCCGAATTTGACCGCGATCGCGGTGAGCAGCAGCGCCGCGAGCCACCCCGCCGCCGCCTTCCACGCGCTGCGCTTGGCATCGCGCCACGCGGCGAGCAGCGCGCGCAGCTCGGCCACGTCGCGCACCGCCTCCTCGTCGGCGAGCCCGAGCCGGGTCAGCGCGCGGGTCGCGGCAAGCTCGCCGGCTTCCTCGGCGATCGCGCGCAGCGTCGCCAGATCGGTGCCGCCCGCCGACCCTTGCGCGATCAGCTGCGCCAGGATCCCCGCGGTCATTGCCCCCACCCCACCATCTCGCGCTTCTCCGCATCGGTGATGAACGTCGCCGCGGAGACCATCCGCCACAGCCGCTCGCGATCCTCGACCAGCGCCGGCACGCGATCGGGATCGACCGCGAGCCGCGCCTCGGGGAACCACGCCGCCAGCCCCGCGGCCAGCGCCGCGAGGATCGCGTCCGCCAGCGGCAGCACGGTCGTGCGCCACAAGGCGCGGTTGGCCTCGCGATAATTGGCGTAGGTCGCGTCGCCCGGCAGCCCGAGCAGCATCGGCGGGACGCCGAACGCCAGCGCGATCTCGCGCGCCGCCGCCGCCTTGAGCGCGATGAAATCCATATCGGCGGGGGAAAGGCTCAGCGGCTGCCAGCGCAGCCCGCCTTCGAGCAGCATCGGCCGCCCGGCATTGCCCGCCCCGGCGAACCCCGCCTCCATCTCCTCCTTGAGCCGGCCGAATTGCTCGGCCGACAGCGCCGATCCGTCGCCGGGATCGTAGACCAGCGCGCCGGACGGGCGCGCGGCATTGTCGAGCAGTGCCTTGTTCCACGTCGCCGCGGCGTTGTGGATCGCGATCGCCGCCGATGCCGCGCCGAGGCAGCCGAGCCCGTAATGATCGTCGAGCGGGTTGAAGCTGCGGATATGGATCACCTCCTCCGCCGCCAGCCGCGTCGTCCGCCCGCCGACGCGATAGACATAGCCCGCCGGCCAGCCGGTCGCGTCGAGCTCGATCGTCACGCGTTCGGGGCGCAGCGGATAGAGCGCCGCCGCCTCGCCTTGCGCATCGCGCAATATCTGGACGAAGGCATTGCCGTGGAGCAGCAATTGCGCCGCGATCACCCCGGGCAGCCGCTCCCCCGCCACGCGCGCGCCGATCAGCCGCGCGAGATCGGGCGCCGAGGCATCGACCGGCGCGCCGCCGACGCTCTCCGCCACCAGCCGCACCGCGCGCTGCGCGACCGCATTGGCGGCATAGCCGGTGCGGACCTGCGCCTCATAACCCTGCGGCCAGCGCCCGGCGGCGTCGAAATAGCCGTGCCCCCGCGAAAGCGCCGGGCGCGACGCGTCGCGCCCGGCTTTCCAGCCGAACAATCTCATGTTGGTCTCCTTGAACCCCTAGCGCGATTTCGAGGTAGGTGGAATCGCCTGCCGGCTCGGAAATCGCGGTAAACAAAGGGAAATAGAGCGGTGATCCGATGCAATCGGATCGACAACCGCTCTAAAGCCCGCGTATCGCCGCCGCGCCGCGCCGTCCGAGCATCAGCTCGGTCAGCGCCCACACCAATGCGTCCGCGCGGTCGGGCGAGCGCCCCGGCCCTTCATAGCCGCCGCCCGCCTGCAGCCCGCACAGCTCGTCCTCCAGCGCCGGAAACGCACCGGCGTGCCACACCTTCCCCGCCTCGTAGAGCGCGGCGACCGGCTCGGCGCGCGCCGCCTTGCCGCGGCTGGCGTGGACCAGCCGCACCGGCAGCGCGGCATCGGCGGCGAGCAGGGTCGTGCGCACCATCTCCCCGCCCTGGTTCTTCTCCGCGACGACGCGGTCCGCCCCGCGCCGTGCCGCGCATGCCGCGACCGCGCGCGCCCAGCCCTCGGGGGTCGCGCCGACCACGCTGGCATCCTCGAGCACATAGCCGCGCCCGTCGCCGCCCAGCGCCACCGCGACGACGCCGCACGCATCGCCGCCGACCCCCGCCGGCGGATCGACCCCGACCACCACGCGCACCGCATCGGGCACCACCCGCACGCGCCGCGCCTCGATCAGCCCGCGGGTCCACAAGGCGCCCGCCACCTCGTCGATCAATTCGCCCTCCAGCTCCTGCCGTCCGAGCATCGTCCCGGCATAGGTCTCGGCCATCGCCGCGACGAAACTCGCCGGCAGGTGCGGATTGTCCGCGGTGCGCCCGTGCGTCTCGACCACCCCCGGCAAGGCCATCACCCGCCGCATCAGCCGCGTCGGGCGCGGGGTGGTCGTCACCAGCACGCGCGGGCGCGCGCCGAGCCGCATCGTCAGCATCAGATTGTCCCACGCCGCCTCGCCGCCGCGCCCCCATTTGCCGAGCTCGTCGCACCACGCATGATGATGCTCGGGCCCGCGCAATTTCTCCGGCGTGGTCGCGGCATAGAGCGTCGCGCGCGCGCCGTTGGGCCAGCGCACCACCCCGGCGCTCGCCTGCCAGTCGAGCGGCTCGTGCTCGCGCGCCAGCGCGATCAGCCCGCTCGGCCCCTCGATCATCACCCGCCGCACGTCGTCCACCGTCGCGCCGACCAGCGCGAACCGCCCGTCCGGCGTCGCACGCGCCAGCGCACCGAGCCATTCGGCCCCCGCGCGCGTCTTGCCGAAACCGCGCCCGGCGCGGATCAGCCACACCCGCCAGTCGCCCGGCGGGGCAAGCTGCCCGTCGTGCGCCCAGGCCGCCCAGCGATCGCGAAACTCGCGCCGCTGCGCCGGGGTCATCGCGCGGATCGCCGCGAGCCGATCGCGCGGCGGCAGCGCAAGCAAGCGGTCGACGATCTCGGCGGTCGGGTCGACACCGCCGCGGCGGGTCATAGGTCTTTCGCCTGCTTCGCCCGCCGCGCCTCGATCGCGGCGAGCTTGGCGAGGATCGCGCGGTCGCTGTCGTCCTTGTCGGCATAAATGCGTTTCGACCCACCGAAACGCTTGGGCTTGCCCGGCGCGTCGCGATGACGGGTGAGCAGCTTGAACGCCAATTCCACCGCCACCGGGGTGGCGGCAGCGCCGTGGATCGTGTCGCTCGTGTCGCCCGCCAGCGCCTGGCCGACCAGCGCCATTTCCAATGCTTCGTAGCCGAGCGCGAGCGCCTCGCTCCACTCGGCAGCGAAAGCGAGGTCGCGCCGCCGCCACTTATACGCGGTCCACACCGTTACGCCGCCCGCCGCGGCGGCTGCCCTCACGTTGCAGGTCACCGACAGCATATCGAAAAACGCCTCGCGCTTCGCCGCCGGCCAATGCCGCGGATCGTCGCGCCGCGGCGCGGCTTGCCCCTCCTCGTCCAT